TCCTGCTGTCTCCTTATACATCCAGCAACAGGTAATTTCCAGTTGCCTTAAAGTACTCCCTGTTTATCTTTTTCAGTAGTTCCGCAAATTTTACACCATTGATTTCTATCGTATTGCCTGACGCCAATATTCTGATGATAGTCTCCAGCAATGTAATGATCTTATCCAGCTTTTCCGCAGATATGGATCCTCCCGATCCCGCTGCCGCCTGTGCTGCGCTTAGTGCCATTTTCTGTAACTTATCTTCCGGTGATACAATTTCTCCCTGATGTCGGTTATCACCGATCATGGCAAGCTGAGGTGTGTTTGCCTTGACATATCCACCATTCCACAGTTTTGGAATTTGCGGAGGATCACTCGGCATCTCAAACCCCCAGTCTTTTCCTACCAGATCTCCTGCCTTTTTTGCGACGCTTCCGATTCCATTTACCACATTGCGTAGTGTAGAATATATCAGTGAAATCATTGCATTCACACCGTCAATGATCAGATTACATACTCCCTTGATAGATCCCCATATTGCCTGCCAGATTCCATCCGTAATTTTCTGTAAGCTTTCCCATGCCTTTTTCCAGTTGCCTGTAAACACTCCGGTGAGGAAGTCCAACAGTCCCCCTAATATTTTCATAGCTCCGGATATAAGGTCTGACACGGTGGCGAATACAGTACACATGATGTTTATCACAATGTCTGCCACCTGCTTGATTGTAGGTGCCAGATACCCGATAATTGGTTTAATTACTGTGCTCCATGTAGCTGCAAGAAAATCTCCTACTGAACTAATCAGTTCAAGAATGTTATCCCATAGTGGTCTGAGGTTTTCTTCCCATAGTTCTTGCAACGCTTCCTTGGCATGATTCAGTACTGGCATCACAATATCATTCCACAGTTCTAAAACCGTCTTCTTGATATCATTCCAGGCATCAACTATGTTGCCGAAAGCACTGCTGCCGTTGGAATCCCACCATTCTGTAAGTGAATTTCCTAAATCTCCTACAATCTGACCGACCAGTGATGCGCATTCGCCACCAAATTCAAACAATTCTGTCAGTGTACCTTCCAGCAGTTCCTGGTTATCCTGCATCCACTGTGACGTGTGCTCTGTAGCTATATCAAATCCGCTTGCAAGGATCGTCCCTAGGGACATACCGAAATCATTATAACCTGTCAGAATATCTTCTAGTCCCTTTGTGATTTCCGGTCTTGCCTTATCCAGTGCCCCCAGCAGGTTATTGTAGGTCTGCTCATTAATCTCTGTGAGATTGATGAACCCGTTTGCTATAGATTGGCTGACATCCTCGCTCCAGGATTGTATTTTACTGCTGTTCTTTTCCAGATAACCAGCAATTCCATCCAGTCCAATATCTACCAACCTAACTGTAACAGCGATCTTATTTCCTATCCTGTTCCCCATGTATCCACCCAATGGATCTATGATGGTTTCAAGATTTTTAACTGCTGTCTTTGCCAGAGGCTGTAATTGTGTCGTTACTCTGGTAAAATTCTTTTTCAGACCGGCAAAATCAATCTTCTTTAGTCCATTATTGAGCTGATCAATAAATGTCCTGACACTCGGAATCTTTTTGAATGCATCGGAAAATTTCTGCGTGATTTTATCAGCACTTTCTTCCGCTGTCTTAGTTGCGGTCTGCAGTCCTGCAATGTCTATTCCAGATGTTTCTCCTGCTGCCGCAGATGTATCAGTTTTCTGGGACAGTAAATCCAATTCATCTGAGGACAGTAATCCTCCCAATTTCTTTGCTGCCTTCCCGGCGGCATTGATATTTTCACTGACACCTGCCGAAGCAGCCTCTGCTGCTTGCATTCCCGAAGCAACATTATCCGCCTTTTTCCCTGTAAATTTCTCTGTAAAAGCCTTAAATACATTCGCAAGCTGCACCAGTTTCCCCATCAATGTATTGATCACCTTGATAGCCGGTGTCAATACATTGATCAGTCCCTGACCGATTGCCGCCATAAAAGACTCCGTCTGTAATTTCAGGATCCTTACCTGGTTAGCCCAGCCGTCAGAAGTCCGCATAAAGTCCCCGGATGCCGTCGCAAGTTTACTTTGCACGAAAGAGTACCGTAGTGCGACCTTCTCCGCCTCTGACATTGCTGCTGTGGTCTTACCATAGCCATTTGCCATTGCATAAGCGTCCAGGG